GGCAGCCTGCATGACAACATTCAAAATAGGCTGAAGGCCAGGCAATACCGACTGAAGAGTCGGAAGAATCTCTTGCGCTATGTTTATAATCTGGTCCAGCTTGTCAATTATTTGCTTATGCTGGCCAGCGGCAGCGCCTTCTGTTTGCTGTGTCTGCGTTTCGCCCGCGCCGGTAGCTCCAGGCGTACCGGGAGCGCCAGGCGTGGTTTCACCACCAAAGAACCGTGGAGATGCTGGGCCAAACGGCTTTGGCCCGGTCAAATCAGGAGGCAAAGGAGGATTCCCAGGAAACATGCACTACCTCCCTCTCCGTTGATCACGGCCAGTCTTGAACGGCTGAGCATCCTCAGCCATCGGTACTCGGGCCCCCGACCTTATGGGGGAAGGCGTCGTGTTGAGGTCAACCCTCGTGTCCCCGATTTGGAACTCACCTTTGGATTTGAATTGAGTGCCAATAACGTCGGACGACGGCTTCGTATTAAGTTTGAGCTCGCCCTCCATCTGGAACTCACCCTTTTTAGCCATCTTCCGGATTATGGATGGCTTGTTTGAAAGCTTCCGCTGTTCCCCTACCTTCTGGATCATAAACTTGCTCCTTTTTTATATTATGCACTGAAAAACGGGCCGGTAGCATCCCGGCCCGTCATTCAGCGGTCAGACGCGCTTCGCCTTCCGCGCACCCTTCCGACCGCCCTTACGCTTCGCTCGACGGGCCATTGCGCACCTCCTTTAAGGATTGCTCATTAAGAGCAAGTAGGATAACCTACTCAACTTCATTATTACCATACAAATATTCCGCCAAAAATTTTCTACGGAACATTTTGCGATCGTGCTTTTTCAGAACGAGTCAATCTCGGCGTTCTGCCTGCGGCGATTAGCCCTAATCCGGCGCTGCGCTCCTTCATTAATTCATCTTCTATCTCTGAAATTTCCTGATCGGTCATTTCAAGTTCGCGCAATAGTTTCTTTCTGGAAATAGCGCCGATCCGGTACAGCACAATCGCAACTTGTTTGGCTCTCTCTTTGCTTGCGCCGTGCGAACTGCCTTGCGCAATGTCAACTGCAAACATTCGCCAGTGATCTTCTTTCGGCATTGAATATGGAACCATCGTGTCTGGATCGTAGTCAAAATCCTGCCAAGTCAGCCCATCAGCGCCGAGCATTCGCATCCTTTGCCTGCGCGTATAGAACTGGAATATATTGCTGACGGCTTGGAGACCAGCTTTCCTCAGGAAGGCTTCCACCCGTCGTGATTCCAGCCTGAACCGAGACTGCATCGTGTCTCGCATCTGCTCGATGGTCTCACCGCCGGGCACCTGTCTCTTCCTTCCCAGCGAGACAACATCAACGGCTCCGCTGTGCCTGTCCATGCTCGGGATCAGATAATTCAGCAGCATTTGGAGCACATATGCTGGGATCGGCGGCGGCTCCATGTACCTAATGTCACGCAAAGGATCAGTAATCGGCGCAATCCGCAATTTGCCGCCAGGCATGTCCGGGAAGAATTTTCTCCATACTGGTTCCCTTACTGCATTCTCCTTAGCTATTACCTGCGGATTGACGGCCTTCTTAACCAGATCCAGGATGCCAGCAACCACCTCATTGATGGCTTGCGTGAAGGTATAAAGATCCCTGTATTTTGATAGCCCATACGGTGCCCATACCGCCGGATTGAGCGCCAGCTCTACAAATGGGTACATACCATGCCAGAAGATTGATGGGCCATCGTAAAGCAGTTCGTTCCCAGCGAAAACAACCAGCCTTTTCCGCGGATACAATCTTTCCCCAGGGCGTACTGAATAATGCCAGTTGTGCGCATCCAAGCTAAGGTAGGGGTCCTTCATTATCACCGTCTCAGGCGTCTCGTTTACGGACATGTCTTCGATCCAGTATTCCTCAAGCTCGATTACCGGGAACGGGCTTTCCCCCGTATGTCTGGCCGGATTTCCTTTCCTTAAGGCCAGTCGTTTCCGCATGCTGGGTGATAATGCAGACCAAGTGTATTCGGCTATCGTGTCAGGCCTGATGATATCTCCCTCGCCGGTGGGGATCACGGATGCGCTTTTTGCCTGCTTTTGAATCTCATCCTTGAACTGCGGCCATCGTTCAAGGAAATAATTCATGGTCTTGTGCGCCCTGTAAAGCACTGCCGTGGATTCTTGCAGGGTGCTGCCAGGTTGTATGGGTAATACGTTATCTGCCCCGCAGGGTAGCACTACCGTGTATCCAGGCGATCCAGCCCCAATCTTCCAGTAGCCGATGCCAAGTAACGCATGATCAACAACATCGACGAGTTTCAGGTCAAGGTCATTCCTGTACCATTCAGCCCTTATGACCCGATCAGCGATATGGGCCTGGTCTTCATATTCCTTTACCTTTGTCGAAACAGATATCATCGGCCTGATATCTGTCAGCATGGAGAGCGCCTGGATTCTGGCTTCCATTAATCGGTTGTCAAAAAACGGCGACCTATACCGCGGCCTGTTCGGGTCCCAATACTTGCCTTCCAGGTACGAGATGTACTTCCGTATTTCAGAATACTCAGGGTGCTGCCGGAGCGTTTCTATGGCCTCAGCTTTGGCGGCCTCTCGCCATTGCCGCATTTTGGCCTTATAGTCGTCCGGGTAATCTAAAGTTTCGCTTTTTTCATTTACAATAGTGGGACCCCTTGGTGTGCTCTCCGGCATCAGACTTCACCTCCGCTAGGTGGCAGCTCGGTTGGATTATACAGGCCTTCCTCTTTGACAAATCTTCGCTGCTGCTCGAAAGTCTCAATCCTTACGGGCTCCGGTTTGCCCGTCTTGGAGCTTCGCACTCTCCAGGCAATGTGACCTTCTCGATCACTATGCGCGTAACCTGGATCGTTATACTTCTTCGTTATATAACCAGTCCATACAATCCCGAACCTTGATACAGCCCGGGACGTCTCAGATCCGCACAATGGACAACGCGGGTTGTCGATGCCTCTCCGGTAGAGATACTTTTCAAATGGCTTTTTGTGATGTTCGCAACCTTGCGAACTGCACAAAAAATCATATATTGGCACCTCTTACCTCCATGATCTTTTCGTACAGTGTTTGACCGTTCAGTTCTCTACGGTCAATACCAAGCGCATTACAAATATCCCTTACCTGCTCGTCCGAGAGCCTCACCTGGAATGGCGCTGGATAAACCTCAAACAGCCATCCCATTGAAATTATATAGTTTATGCAGTCTTGGAGATACTTGTCGGTCTTTTCGCCGCGGCTTTTCGCTATACCTTCGATCGCTGGGACAAAAGATGGGTCAATTTCGACCTGGAATACATAACGACCCTTACGGCGACCCACTGCTTGCTCTAAATACGTCAGCAAATCATCTCCGTTTTTGACCGGAGCGATCTGCTTAATCTTTGACGCAACACTTGACGTTACCAGCAGAGCGCCATTGTTAAACTCGTCCAACAGTTTGCTAATTATTGACTTGATGTTCTCCTGCTTCTCCTCCTCAGTGTCTCCACCAGCTCCATCGAGAAGCGAGCGGTTGATAGGCACCGTGATCTTAACCTCCTCAGAGAGCGTTCCACTCTGGGACTTCTTCATATTCCACCTCCATATTTCCAATTGAATCAATCAATTCACGGGCTATTACCCCCTGGTTGCCAGTTGGTATACGCCCGTGAATGTAATATGATCCGCACTTGGGACACTGTTTATCAGGTTCCCTCGCCAGCCATTTATTATCGCACTTAGTGCATTCCATCTGCCATGCTAGGGGGTCATTCTCAAGATCGTAATTGCCTTTCTTTGCAGCATTTTCCAGTAGCTCAGTGTCGGCGTTGGCTTGATGCGCCGTATATAGCGCTATCAACCCCGCCATTAGGCAATCATCATGCCACCCACTAGCAGCAGAAGCCACCTTATCGTCATATTCGTCCTTGCGGAAGTGGAGCATTTCCTCGTAGAAAATCTCTGATCGAATAACCCAGAGCTTTGATTTCAACCACTTCCGTCCGTTCTGCCATAGCTTTGGCCTGGTGTCGTACTGGGTGTACCAGTGCCATTTGCTGGATTCCGGGCGATCGCTGTCCGGCCTTAGCCATCGGTACAAGTTCGGATACTGGAGCGTATATCTCACCGTATCCGCGCAACTTGCGCCTATGCCGTTATACTCAATCGACAGCATAGCCTCGTTGTACCATCGGCCAAGCCAGTTAACGCAATAGGCGAAAGAGATAGGGTCCATCGTGTTCGTCCTATACATGGCGACCTGATAGTCCCCGTCTCCGCTTGTCACCTTATTAACGAAAGCTACTGAATAGTCCGATTTCCCGCCCAAACCTTCCGCTACGTCCACTCCTATTACGTAATGGGCTCTAGGATTTGGTAATTCCCATATCTCCAATGGGTTGCTGTCATACCTATGGTCCATTTCGCACCAAGACTGATAGCATCTCCCGGTCTTGGGGTCATGCCCGTGAAAATTCCCATTGGAATCAAAATCTCCTACAATTATCGGACTACGGATGGTGGAGATAACCCATTCTTGGCAATCCTCTGGGAAGACCAAATAGCCGCTTAACTGAAACGCTTCCTGCGAAGTGCTGCACAGCTCGGCCTTAAGCTCCTTCAATGCCTCTTCGCCTTTGGCCTGCTTATTGATCCTTTGCCTCCAGATCCAGCACAGTTGCCCATCGGAAAGCTCATAGTTGACTAATGTGCCGTTGCCGCAGGCATCGCACTTGCTGCCAGCAAGCTCCATTCCCCTTATGGGGTGATTCTCTCTGAAGACGCCGCAGTCGGGATTGTTGCACCTGACCCAATCTTCTTTGATGCGTTCCCGCATTCGCAGCTCTGTCGGCTCAGGTCTCCAGCCCTGTTCAGGCGGTATAAACCTGGTCTTCTCCATAAACCACGGCAGGAAAACCGGATACCATTCCGCCTTCTCGCCGAGCCTCACGTTGGTCAACCAGAGCTGCTCGGTATACGTGCCTGCGCCTTTTGCCGTTGACTCCCATACAGCAAATGTGTCTGGGCTGTCAACCAGAGCATATTGCAGGTCACCTTCCATCGTCATGCGATGGGTGTTCTGGTCCCAATCAGCGCCTTCGGATATATGGCAAGCGTTAATCCTACGGCCTTGCCCGATACCGGAAATCTGATTGGCGGCTTGAACCGTAATCCGGCTATTCAACCCTGGGTAATCGCCTCTGAGGTGTTCATCCCGGTTCTGAAACCAGATGCCTTCCTCATACTTTCGCGCCGCTTCCATCGGCTTTAACCACCACGGCATCCGGTCCAGTATGTGCTGCATGATGCCGAACAGGTAGGCTGCATGGTTGCGATCCACCGAAACCACCAGCGCCTCAGTGTTAGGGAAAAACATCGTTCGCCAGGCGATCAGCGCTTCGATCAACGTGGAGCAGTTGTGCGTTACAATCCCCTCGGCAATGAATGTTTTTGAGGTGGTTTGTATGTCGATCATGAAGTGCTCGCCGATCGGCTGGCAGTCAAGCACCTTTACCCACTCGGCATATGGCGACTCAGGTGGAACGTGTAGCCCGTCCCATTCACCGTCCTCCAGTGCGCTGCTGTCGATATACAGCAGCTCTTGATCCGGCTTAATATGCTCGGCGGTAATCCATTTGCTTTTGCTGTGCTTTTGCCGCACCAGGAATGGGTGGTCCCAAGTGACTAACAGCTTTATTCCGTTATCAAGAATAATGCTGTATGATTCCCTTTTGGTCGCCCATTTGTCAATTAATTGGGCTTTGACCAGCCTGCGGCAATTGCCGACAACCGGCTCTTCGTCGATGCCGACTATCTCATCGTCTACGGTTAATTCCTCAATCGGCACCCATTTCAGATCTGCCGTCAGGATCTTGGTCTTCGGGGAAATTGCGCCCAATTGCCTTGCTTTGAGGATCATCAGCTTCTGGGCGCGACCTTTTGATTTGAGGTAGTTCAGCTTCTCCAGGATCAGCTCTTGCGCTTCCCAGAGGCTGAAGTTCACATCCTGCCTGTTTTTGTTGGTGATCCAGAAATAGTTCCTGGCGGCGTACTCAAAGCTGTTACGGCACTTCTTTATTTCGTTCTCAATCGCGGCGACTTCTTTCCAGGTGAGCACATCCCACCGATACTTACGGCGCGGATCGTCGAAATATTCGATCATTTCGGCGATCCCTGGATCTATGCGCCAGCGCTTAGACATCTATAACTTCTTCGCCCCTCTCTTTGCTTTCAATCCTGCGCACTATCGCATCGAATGTCTTTTCGTACACATTCGTCTGCTGTGCGTTGTTCTGAATCATTGTGTTGAAAATGTTTATGCCGCTCTTCTGCGTGAAGTTATACATTTCCGCAACGAGCCGCATAGCGTCTTTGTCGCCTTTGGCCACCAGCGACCTGAGCGACTGGAAGAACTGCGGCAGCACTGCCGGGGTGAACAACCGCAGCATAGACTCAACGTAATTCGGGAAATCATCCCGCTTTATGCGCTTCTTGCGCATAAGCGCCGATTTGCTTATATGCTCAGGCAAATCGGCCAGCACCGCCGCTACCGCCAGTTCTTTCTTGTCGGTTTCCGATTCATTCATGGCTTATGGATACGTTCACTTTCTGTGAATTGGCGTCAGAGAGCAGATATATGCTCCTAAGCGCAATATTGGCGACCGTATGCCTGAACGTCACGCCGTCTCCGGGTTTAAGTATCAATCCGTAATTCAATTCAGAGATAGTCGAATCACCGACATAAACATTGCCGGTGTTGCCCGGATCACTCTGAATTATCAATTCCTCTACCAACGGCATAGGGGAACTACCACCCTCAGGCACCGCATCAAGCAGCAGTTCATACAAGTTATAAGGTTCACCGCTTTCGAGCAGCGTAACCTGTTTCCCGCAAAACGCCATGTTTGTCCTCCATTAAACGTATTGCCTGCTAAGCGTCAACCCTTCGCCGTAGCTGACCGGGGTTGACGGTATTGAGATGTAGTAAGCATAGAAATATCCTGATGCGCCCATCGCGATCGACCGCACAATGACCTGCTCTATCATCGAAGAAGTATTGGTATAGCTTATGTAGCCGCTCTCCCATGTGTTGATCGAATCGGTCATTACGACCTCTGCCAGCGGAGTGAAGCTATCCAAGATCAATGGATCTTGCGCTGGATCAATTATTTGCAGCCTTGGCGGCCACGTCATACTTGCGCTTTTGCGCATCCAATATTTCAGTCGCAATCGCTCTCCGGGCCTTAGAGTGAACGTTCGCTGCATGTACACCGGATAAGTTGCCGATTCGCACACATGTCGCCAGCAACGCGGCTGCCCCGTCGGCAGCGGCGATGTAGTTACCATATCGACATATCCGCCTCGGCAATAGGCCATATCATTGCCGTCTATTCCGTTTAAGTTGCGAATATCGACATATGACTTCCTGCACCTGACACCGCTGTTGTGGTATGACATCGGCGGAGTTTCTGAAAAATTACAATCAAGTACGACGGCTGTATCGGTACTGGAAATTGCGCCATGTTGATTATTGGAAGTAGTACAATTAATTAAGGTATATCCGCTGCCAGTATAAACGATACCCCCATAAGTACAATTCTGCGCCGTGCAGTAAGCCATAATTGACCCATCAGTTTCGTATGCAATACCGCCATAAGAGCAATTTTGCGCAGTACAATAGCTAATAATATTGCCGCTGCCATTATTTGCAATACCTGAGTTGGAATTATTCTGCCCGATGCAGTAGGTTATTATATTTCCGCAGCCGTAGGCAATTATACCATCAGTATTATTCTGCGCAGTACAGTAAGCTATCGTGCAGTTGTTAGAGTATCGCGCCATCCCGCCATAAATATTATTATGTGCAGTGCAATAGGTTATGGTGCAATCGGATGCGCTAGTAAAGCCTCCGTGGTTGTTATTCTGTGCAGTACAGTAAGATATCACCCATCTACCTTTCTCGCGTATCGGAGCGAGGTCGAAACTATAAAAGCGGACGCCTTCTGCTATCCCGTAAGATACGGATTCTGTAAACGATGTGTTGGAGGCTTTATTCCTATTCCAGCAGAGTATGTTCCTGCTGATGAGCATGACATGATCGGTAGCGCCGTTTTGATTAACTGAGCGTGTAAGTGCCGTACTTAATGTTATCGTGCGCGTATCAGGATCATAGGCTGAAACGGTGAATGTTTCGGAAGATGGTGAATGTCGCCCCTGGGTGGTCGAATCGCTTATGCCGACGACATCGCCAGCGCGAAGCCATTCCAACCGGCCGCTGCCAGCAAGCACTACCGTATAATCATCCGGTTTGCTTGCAATTGCATAGCTCGGCGCGCGCTTCTCGCCACGAAGCTCAAGCGCTGCCAGGCTCCCAGTAATTTTATATGACCCGTTGAACTCTATAGTTGCGACCTCAGGCGTACTGCCGCTAGGCGCAGGTATAGGATTCGCAGTTGTGCCGACGTATAGCGAGCCGGAACCGGTGATGTTTCCCGCCATCTTCAAGTAAGTCACTGTGCCGTCGGTGGCGAATGTTAACGTGCCATTGATGGCGAGTCCTGCCAGTCCGGTTGCCCAGCCGGACTGGTCAACATCGAACACTACGGTATGCCCGGCGGCGATTGTTACGCTATCGCCGTCAGAAGGAACAGCGCCGCCAACCCAAGTTGAGCCGCTAGACCAATTGCCTGATTGC